GCCGACGTACCCTCTCAGGGCTGACTCCCAGGTGAGTCGGTCAGTCGTTGTCGCTGTCACGGGTTGGCCTTTACGTACTTCGTGACAGTCACCTGCTGCGGGGTCACTTCCCAACAGTCGTGGCAGTCGTTGTCTGTCAGGTCGTCGTGGTCCTGCATCTCGGTCGCTCCGAACTCGTAGATCGCCTCATAGAAGCGGCCCTCTTCGGCCTCGAAGACCATGCGGTCGATGATGCCCCATCGTGTCGTGCTGATGCAGGCGGGCGGTTCGTGGAGGGTGTAGGTGATATTGGCGTGGTGAACCGATTCGCCGAGCAACTTATATCGCAGCTCGCTGAGTGGCTCGGATGGGAAAGTTCGCTTCACAGCTTGTACCTTTCGATGAGTACGGGGTTGTTGCGGAGTTGGGGTTCGAGTTTGTTGAGGATGCGATGGACTTTGCGCCAGGCGTACGCTTTGTTGCGTTCGGTTCGTTTGGCAAGTTCGCTGTAGGAGGCCCGTTCGTAGAAGTAGGCTTCGAGGATTTCTCGTTCGTCATCGGGTAGCTGTTCGATGGCTTCGAGCACGGCGTTCATGTGGTCGGTTGACAGGTCGGGGGTTTCGCCTGGGGCCATCATGAGCCATTCGGTTTCGGTGATGGGCGGGACCCGACGATCAGGTATCACGGGCTTCCTCCACTCCGTCGTCGAAGCCCTGGTGGTACTGGCAGAGCCACCAACCGTCTTTCTGGTGGCAGGAACAGGCGTACACGACGGCCAGGAAGCGTCTCGACTCATCGTCGTTGACGCCTTGCAGTCTGATGCTCCGCATCGTCTCTGGCTGAACGGTCAGCTGCTTGCTCATGCTGCTGCCCTGATGATGTGAAGATCAGGGAACGCCACCCTGGGCAGCTCCCAATAGGCCCTGTTGTTGTCGTCGAAGAACTTGCGGTCGGCGTGCTGGTAGCAGGCCGTCGACCATAGGTCGACGTCTGCGCACCACACGTTGTTGGTGCTGCTGTCTCGCACCCACAGGTAGGTGGGGATGACGATGGACCAGTCGCGTAGTGCGTCGAGTTTCTCGCACTTGAGTTTGAGGACGTTGTTGCCTCGGGATGCGAATCCCATGATTTCGTACGCCCCGTCTTCGAGGAGGAAGTCGGGGGTGTAGCGGAGGCGTGCGCCCATGCGGCGGGTGTTGAGTGTGGTGCGGTCGAGGCCGAGGCGGTGGGCGTTGGGGTAGCGTTCGAGGAAGTTGGTTTCGGCTTTGTCGCCCATTTGGCCCCATCGTTGTGCGAAGGGCCGCTGGTGGAACTCGGTCATGCGAGCGCCACCGATGCGGCCATCCGTTCGGCCAGCACTGTTTCCGACAACTCGCTGTGCAAGTCAGCCTCGTCAAGCATGTGCTGGACAAGGGCTTGAATGCGAACGTCGATCAGTGCGCTCAGGTTGCGTGCGGCCGCGATTTCGATGCCGTTGAACTGTGTGAAGCCACGGACTTCGGGCAGGATGGCGTGGAGTCCGTAGGCGTCGTCGGGGAGGGGGAAGGCGTCCCAGCGGATGTGGGGGTATTCGGCGTTGGCTTGTTCGAGTAGGGTGTTGGTGAAGCTCACAGTTTGCCTTGCGCTTTCAGGAGTCGGATGAGTCGGGCGAATGGGTGGGCGAACGTGTCGTCGTACAGCCAGTAGGCGGCGATTTGGCGGCGGCGTGCATGGTTGCTCATGACTTCACCGCCGTCACCTCAACAACCTGAATGTCATCCTCCCAAGCAGTCCCGTTCAAACCATCCAACACGGTCTTTACGTAGTTGTCGATGTCACCGCGCAACGTGATCTTTCCGATCGTTTCGGCGGGGGACACGTCAACGGCTACGCCGTCTTCGGAGAAGTGGAGCCAAACTTTCAGCTGGACGTCTTTCGGGAACAGCGGACCCTTTGAGTGGGTCCACTGTTCCGCAATGCGTGACTCGGCTGCTTCGGTTTTGGCGGGTGTGTAGGTGCGGCCCGTCGCACGGTTGAACCGTGGACGTTCCTTCGGTTGCGGGCGTCCTGTCAGGTAGACGGAATGCTTCCGTACGCCCGTTGTACGAGCTTGAGAATTTCCGCCTCCCCTGCTGCTCCGCGTTGCATGAACTTGCCCCATCGGCTGTCGGCCTCCTGTAAGACGAGCAGAGCGTCCTGGGGAGACAGCCCTGCTTTGAAGCATTCGTGTGCGAGATGCGTGACCGCTGTGGAGCGATCACGCCATTCGGCTGGGCCGTTTCGGTAGATCGTTTTCCCCAGCGGGGTGAGCATCGAGGCTGCTACCATCACATCGCCTGACGCTTCCCGCATGTTGTCGAGGACTGGTGCGGGTGGTGGGGTGTAGTAGCTGGCGACTTCCGCAATCTCCGCTGGTGTCGCACGGGTGGCGATCGCTTGGGTGACGAAGTCTTCTGGTGTCAAGAATACGTCGAGTGGCCCGCCTGTGTCAGCAATGACACGTCGATCGGTGGCGTCGAATCCTGCTGGGTATGGGAGTCGGACGTAGTTGCCTACTTGGCCGACGGTGAGGGTGGTTTGTTTGGGGTTGACTTCTTTGGGTGGGACTTCGATGATTTGGTGGGCGACGAGGAACATGTCTCGCATGTCGGAGGCTGGTGTGAGTCCTGTGGCGAACACCCACACATGCCAACCTTTCCTTGTCTGTTCCAACCACGGGGTCAAGCCGAAGGCTTGGAGTGCGGCACAGAGCGACTGTGCGTCGGCTGGGTCGGGGTAGTCGATGTCGGAGCAGGACCAGACGCATTGGGCGATGCCGTTGATGGTGACGCAGGGGTAGACACCGATGTGGGGTCCGTTGGTGAGGTGGTATTTGTAGCGTTCGCGGGTGAGCGGCTGCTTGATGCAGCCGCCCTCCCATGAGCCGTAGCAGTCGCCACGACCTCGGAACAGTGTGAAGAAGTCGTCTTCCCAGGTCATCGTTCTCCTGCGAGTTCGAGCCACCGTCGGCCCGCGTCGTCCAACCATGCCCCGTAGATCGACCCGCCGTGGTCGGTGAATCCAAGCTGGTCTGCCATGTAGGCGACCAGGAGTGTGGCAGGTTCTGCGGACTTGACGTACTGGGTGTGCGGGTGGTGCCGCAGGTGGGTGAGGTAGTCGCGCATGCAGTCGACGATGACGTCGGGGGAGCCGCAGGCGCAGATGTTGAGGATGTCTTCGGCAGGGTCGAATCCCCATTCGACGAGTTCAGGGTTGTCGTCTCTGAGGTTGTTGACGGTGTCCCACCAGTGGCCGTCGCCCTCGTTGAACTTCCAGGTTAGGTTGCTCATTTCTTTGCCTCCATTGGTTTGTTCGAGCGCCGACAAGCGCCTGTTTTGTTGCACCACGAATCAATGTGGGGGAACTGTTTGTAGGAGAACCCGCATGTGGGGCAGACGATCAGAATCATCTTGGGTTCAGGCATGCTGGTTTGCCTTTCAGCGCGTTGTAGCGCAGCTGTTCGATGGCTGCGATGGCTTGTTCGATGACGACGTCGTCATCTTCTTCGGGGTGTAGGCTGAGGATTTCTCTCAGCTCTTCGATTGCGGCCGTTTCGTAACTCATCTTCCTCCGATCATGGAAAGCAGTGTGCGGTACTCGTCGATCTCGTCCATCACGTCCCACCACGCCCGATGGCGTGGGGTCCGCTTCTGCGCCGCCCGACCTGTTGCCGCCAACGCCAACTTGAGCGACGACAGATCGACGTGACGGTGGGTGAGGCCGTCAAGGTTGACGCCTTTGGTGGCGAGGAAGGTGCGGTCGAAGTGGACGGACGCGCCTGCGAGGTGGATGTTCTGGAACTGGTTGTGTCCCTTGGCTGCGGCGATGCGGGCCTCGATGTGGCGGCCAGCGCCTTTGACGCCCCACCTGGGGAAGTGGTCGACGTGCAGGTCGTGGACCAGCCCATTGTCGGTGTGCATCTTCAATGTGAAATCACTCAGTTTGTTGCAGTCTGGCTGGCACAGGTAGTACCCGCTGTAGGGTAGCAGGTCGCCCCTCATGGTGGTGATCGCCCAGGCGATCTCCATGATGTCGTCGTTCTGGTAGTCGAGTCCTGTGGTTTCGATGTCTAGCCAGAGGAGTGCGTCTCGGCCCTCACTCATGCCGCCACCTCGCTGGGGGCCAGCGCACGGAACTCAACCGTCGACTTCGAGTACGGCTCCACCAACTCTGCAACACATTCGTCGTACTCGAACGGGTCCTGGTACTGCATCTCTGTCGCACCGTCGGTGAACGGGATGCGCCAGTGCCGCAGGTCGGGGTCAAGGAAGATCAGTTCGTGCTGCGTCGACCATCGGCTGCGGCCGACGATCTGGTTCCGAACGATGGTGTGCCCTTCGTAGGTTGAGCCTTCTGGCATGTAGGCCAGTTCGGCGAGTAGTTCACGATCAAATTCTTGCTTCATCAGAAGTCCTCCATGTGTCGCATTCGGTACTGCAACGGCAAATCGCCGTTGCGTAGCGGTGTCAACCGACCAGTCCCTTGACCGATCTCAAAGTCGACACCTTCTTCCAACAGTTCGCCACCCACACGCTTGTTCTTCACAAGGTTCAAGGTGACCGTGTGGCGATGCACTTCTGCGTCACGCAGCAGCATCGCCCGTTCCTCCATCAATCTCTCAGCCTGTGTCTGTTTGCCGCCCGACGCCAACTTTTCGTCGACGTCACGAAGGCGGCTGTTGATGTCAGCAAGCTTCCGACGCACCCCGATAATGTGGGTCGCCTGCTGCTCCCCACCGAACGCGCCAGACGAAATGGTGATCGGACGACCGTCCGCACCTGACGTGCGAGACGTTTGGTGGAGAACGATGAGGGGAACATCTCGACGCCTTCCCCACGCTTTGACCGTGTTCGCTTTCGATGCAACATCTTCGCCTCCACCTTGCATGAGTTCGAGGTAGTCGAGGACAACGACATCTTCTTTGTTGCCTCGGATGTCGGCGATTTCTTCGGAGGCTCGTTCCATGTCGACGATGCTGATCGGGTCGTCGAACACGGCGAGGTTGGAGAAGTGTTCTGCTGCTGTGGAGCGGAGCAGTTCGATGGCCCCGTAGTCGTCTTCACGGATGAGCCTTTCGAGATCGAGTGCGTTCAGGTCGTGTACGAGGCAGGTGAGTTTGACGAGGGTGAGTACCCGTGGTTCGTCGGGGCAGAAGTAGTTGACGAGACGGTCACGGTTGTTCCGTAGCAGTTCCATGAGCGCCAACGTTTTGCCTGAGTGTGAGTAGCCGACGATCATGGCGAGTTCGCCTGGGGCGACTCCGCGCATTCTGTCGTCGATGGGTTTGAACCCTGTGAACACTTGGCGTTCGGGGTGTTGGGTCCAGCGGACGAAGGCGTCGGCGGCTTCGGTGAGTGGTTTGTAGTAGCGGGGGGCGGGTGGGGTGTCAGGCAGTGTGTCCAGGTCGGGAGACGGAAGGGGAGCCACCCCCGTGTGGAGTGGCTCCCCGTTCTTCACTGCTTGCACTCGTTCGAGGATGAGTGCTGGGTCCATCTAGTACCGCGGCCTCGGCCATTCGCCGAATGCGAACAGACCTACTACTCCGAGCAGTAGGATGACGATGGCAGCCGTCATCGGCGTGCGCCTGCGGGCTTCGGCGGCCAGAACGCTGGGGCGTTCGGGTCCTTGCTGGTGGACTTGAAGTGCGGTCGGTTGCCGTTCGGGCCGAGATCGCCACGGTTGTCCCACACTTCGTCGACGCCTGCGGCGGCTGCTTCGGCGAACAGCCAGTCAGGGAGGGGGCCGTGCTGGTCGCCCTTGACTCGGATGGAATGCTGGGCGGGGGTGGTGCCCTGGAAGGTGTTGTTGATTGCCTGTTCGGCCTGGTCGATGTTGTACGAGGGGGCGCTGTTGCTGTAGCTGTTCTGCTGCGGCACGGCGACCTGCTGGGCGAAACCGTCACCGAAACCGTGGGCTTCGTACAGCGACTTCTTCACGGTCTGGAACGCGGCGTCCCAGTCGTCGAGGACAGCACCGAGGGACTGGCCGTTCTTGTCGACGAGGTCTGCGGCGATCTTTGCCGCAACCTGGGCGACGATGGATTCACTGGTGGAAAGGGTCAAGAGTTGCAACTCCTTGTGGTAGGGGGCGGGAGGTGGCCCTTGGAGTGGCCGTCCAGGGCCTCCCTCCCGCAGGAAGATTCTTGCAGCGGTTTCCCGCCTGTGTCAGCCTGGGCGATGGTGGCCGTCATCGGATGGGTCTCATCGGGTCTGGCCTGCATTCCAGCTTCGCCAACCGTTCTTCGAGTTTCGCGATTTGCTTTGCCAGTATTTTAAAATCCTCGGCGATCGCGTACGTGTTGTGGTCGTAGCGTTCTTCGTGCCAGGGGTTTATCAGATCGTTGATGGTGCGTTCGTAGCTCATTGCGAGTGGCACCCCCGACACACCGACCAGAACGGACACCAGTTCTCCGAACACAGAAACCCTGTGTCGTTCATCGCCCACTCTTCATCCGTCCCGATGTTGAAGTAGTTCCGCACGAACGGTCTGATCGTTCGCTTCAACCAGTTCAGGTGCGACTCATCTCGTTCCACGGGAACGATCTGATGCCCACCGTCACGCATGACCACACCGAACTGGAACGTGCACGGCCAGGACGCCCACCCAGCAGCGACAGCTGCGCCTGCGTACATGGTGGACTGGACGTCCTGCTTCTGCTTCTCCTTCGGGGAGTACTTGCGGGAAGCGGTCTTCCAGTCCCACATCTGCGTGGAGGTGACAAGGTCGATGGTGCCTGTCCCTGCAATGTGCAGGGTCTTGCCGTCGATCTCAATGGTTTCGAGTGGGTAGGTGAAGTTGTGTTCGACACCGAGGACGTCGCCCTCGATGTGCGGGTAGATGCCTTCCATCCAGTTGGTGACGGCGTCGGCCATCTTGGGTGCGATCTGGTAGCGCTGCAAACGCACCCAGCGCATTGTGCCGCCGTCGGCGATTTCGTCGAACGCTGCCATGGCGGCGTCCAGCATGTCGTCGTGGGTGGCGTTGGGGTTGTTCAGTTTCAGCTCGAAGCCTGCGTGTGCGCCTGTGCCGAACGCTGTGAGTTCGTTCGGCGTGTTCCAGTTGCCTCGAACGATGCCGTGTCGGCCTCGTTCGTTGCACATGATGGCGTCTTTCAGCCAGGACTGGCGGATGGTGATGTCGTATGTGTTGGGCGCGTCCTCGCGCTCGATGACCCTCATGGTAACACGCAGCCTGCGTAGTCGCCAAACTGGTTCTCTTGAACCATGCCACCACGTTTGCGACATTCGTCACGGCGGTTCGGGCCAGGTTCGGATTCGAGCGAACACCCCGCCAGGGGTGTGATGAGAAGTGCGAGCACGGCGAGCTTTCTCATGGGTTCACCGCCTTGTAGCGGCGACGCAGCTGGCACATGTAGTCCGACTTGATTTCCGCGCCGAACGCACGGGCCATCTCGGCTCTGATCTCACCGTTCGACTTGCCTTCGTCGATCATGGTGTGCATCGACCTGCGAGCCTCAGGGGTGAGCAGGGTGCTGATCGCTGCCTTGCCGTGCGGCTGCTCGTACTCGACGCCGTTGCGGGTGACGGTGGTGGTTGGTGGGGTGGTGTTGCCTTCGGACACGTCGTAGGCGTGGACAAGGTGCTCGAAGAACGTCAACCATTCTTCGGTGTTGTTCGGGTGGCGGTATTCGCCGAACAGGTAGTGGGCCAGGTGTGGCCCCATCCAACCGTCGGTTACGGGGTCAACAAACTTCTGACTTGACGCGGATGCACTCAAGGTGAGAGCGTTCCTTTCTTTGAACGGAGACGCTCTGAGCGTCTCCCGTGGTAGGGGTTTGTGAACTGACACAGTTCATGTGTCTGGACCAGACTGTCGTTGCTTCGGTTCCTGTACCGCCAACGAACCCCCGAGGGTTCGGTTGGCGGTCGGGACGGGGCGGTAGCCCCACCCCCTTTATCCCCCTCCCCACGGTAGGGGCGGGTCGGAGCCTGTGTCAGTGGTGGTTTTTGAAACGGGCGTTTCAATTGACGGCCAGTCGGGTTCGCCATTCTGACAGCATGCCTGTGGAGCGGATGTAGCGTCGTGTGGTGTCGATGTCGGAGTGGCCGAGGATGTCGGCGACGAGTTCGATGGGTAGCCCCGCCCTGATGAGGTTCGTCGCGCAGGTGTGCCGCAACGCGTGCGGGGTGAACGCGTTCGGTGGCAGCCCAACCGTTCTGAGTACCGTTTTGAGTCGGCGGTTGATGACCGCAGGGTCAGGCAGGTTCGGGTCCGTGAATGACGACCTGAGGCGCGTCAGGTCGGTTGCTGGGCTGTCCATGGTGATGAGGCAACGCTCAGAGGCCCGTGCGCTGGCGTATTTTGCCACGAGAGACGTCCAAACGTCGGGGGTGGGGAGTAGGTGCGGGAAACGCTCAGAAACGATCTGAGCGAGTTCCACGTACTCGATTGAGCCTTCGGTACCGCCCTTGCGTTCCAGATGTAAGATCAGCCCCCGTTGGGGGTCGATCTGGTAGGGGGCGACGGACACGATCTCCTGACGGCGTAACCCTGCGAAACAGCCCAACCCCAACCATAGTCGGTCGTCGTCGGGCAGGTTGCTGGCTTGCCACAGTCGCGTCCACACCAGGTCGGGGATGGCCCTGGGTTGACGGTTGCGGACCTTGGGTACGCCGACGTCAACGATCGGGTTGGTTGGGACGCGTCCTCGGGCCATCAGGTACTTGTAGAACCCGCCGACTGCCACACGGTCGCGGTCTTGGGTGGCGGCGGCTCCTGTGATGCCGCCGCGGCGTTCGCGGCCCATGAACGCTTCGATTTGTTGTCCGTCTACGGTCGCCCAGTTTTCGTGGCCGACGAAGTTGGCGAACTCGAACAGTGTGCGCCTGTAGGCGTCGGTTGTGGCTCCGCGTACTTGGCGGACGTCTTGGAGCCAGTCGACCCATTCGACGATGTCGTTGCTCACGTGGTTGCTCCTTGGTGGGTGGGAACGCAGAAACCCCAACACAGAACACGGGTGGTGGCGTGACCTCGGCGTTGAGGGTGTCGCTGTTCCGTGTTTGTGTTGGGGTTTCATGTGTGTTTTGATGTTACCCGCTCATATGGCGGGCGTTGCTTGCGTTTTCATCGTCGCCGCTGGTTGGTGATGATGGGTAGGAGGATGATGAGGACGAGGAGTGTCGTCACGTCATCAGCCTTGCTCTGATCTCGTCGTAGTCGGTGAGCGCCTGCCGTGCTTGCTGTTTCTGTTCAGGTAGCAGCGGTTCGTCTGACCGTATGGCTTCTCGGAGCAGCGCTGCGAGCAGGTCCGTGGTGTGGATGAGGGTGTGGTTCATTGGTTCTCCTGGTTGGGGTAGGCGGGCGTGTTGATCGTCGCCGATCAGCCATCAGCACTCCCCCACGAACCCGCGGTACGCCTTGGCGGCGTTCCACGCTTCCTCTTCCAACTTCCAGCCCTCGGCCTCGATGATCTGGCAGTTCACCAGTTTTTCAAGAATGTCGGCCATTTGGTCGGCGTGTTTCGTCAACTCCACCACCAGCTCAGCCTGGCAGCGTTCGACCTGGGTGGTGTAATCGCCGACGCTCATGGCCGCCACCGTGCCAACAGGAACACCACGACCGCCACCACTGGCGGGGTCAGCAGCCACCATGCGGACTTCATGACAGCACCTCCTTGCCGCTGCACGGCACCCAACGATCAGGGTCGTTCGCGTACACCTTGCCAATGCGCCTTCCGTGCGCCATGCGATCAGCAGCATCATCACTAGGATGCCAGCTTATCAGCGTTTGGTGGGAGTAGATGTTGCCGACAGCGTTGCGGTAGGCGTCGATCTTGGGTCGAACCCATGCGGGCGGCGGCGGGGGCGGCGGGGTCAACAACTCAACCCGACACACCCACGGCTCACCACCCTCGGGACCGACCACCACAACCAAGTATGGGTGATCGGGCAACACCGCCACAATGATGCGCTCAGACGGCAGATTGGTTGAACGCCACACTTCGCCGACCTGCGGAACACGCTCCACAGAAGAATCACACATTCAAATCACATCCTTTTCCGAGGGCACACCCTCACGTTGAAACAACAAACCATCCGCCCCACCCTGCTGGGCGGGACCAGCCAACCTGTACACACCATCAGCAACCACAACAGGGTCATTGAACGGTGGGTACAGGCGCAGCTGACGGCGGTCATACGGGCCACCGTGGCATTGCAGAATGACCGACCCGTCAGGTCGGCGGTCCTGGGGGCGCAGTTCCCTGACTGCGCCCCCGATGTTGAGTACAGGCAGCGGGGCCTGTTTCTTCTTAGCCGCCATCCGCCGCCTGACGCAGGTGTTCGATGGCGGCGTTCCAGCCAGAGGCCCAGGCGAAATGCTCGGTGCCTCGGTACTCGCAGGGTGCGTCGTCCGAATCGACTTCCTTCATGGCGGCGCGGTACGCCGCCACCTCACGGGCGAGTCCTTGGAGGTTCGACCCCGTGTACTCGTCCCAACCCTCATCCTCAAAGTTCTTCGGACACAGCAGGATGGCAGCAACCTGCCCGTCGGTCAGTCTGTCGGCGGTCATGACGTCACCGTCCACGGCAGAAGTTCATCAGGTAGCGGCAACTGCTCCCACAACTCGCGTTCAGCGATCGTCTGTTGTGGTTCGGTTTGCGGTTGACCGCACACCCAGCGCGCTACCGCTGGGGTGAGGCCAATGTTGACCAGGTAGTCGTACGTCGATTTCTCTTCCCCGCAGTCGGCCGCCATGTCACCCCACGCACCAAGGATGGTGCGCAGGATTTCCATGTGATGCGACGACAGCAGTTCTGCCGCTTCGACGACGGGGACTTCGGCATGGAAGGCGAGAAGTCGTGCGAGCGACGGCTGATCACTCATGAACGCGTCCCTTCATCAACAACGCTTTCGGTGTCAAGGTCAACGATCTGCCACCAATCTTCCCTGCCTTTTGCGGCTTCGTGAACCGCTTCGGCTTTCGTCTCGAAGCTGGCGATGAAATCTCGCCACCCCCGACTGGGGTAGTACTGGCTGCCAGCGAACAGCAGGTAGCGGTTCATGGCCGACCCCACTTGGAAACGACGTCGTACTCGAACGGCATGTACGGGACGTCTCCCCACACGTACCCCCAACCTTCGAGGAGTGTCAGGATGTCTCGCACCTCGCTGGTTGTGAGCGAGCCGATAGCTCCGATGTTGACGTCCCACAGGCGGCAGTCGTTGACGATGTCGACGGTTTCAGTGATGAATTCGCTGTTGACGCTCATTCCTGGCCTCCGAGGATGGTGTTCAGGGTGAGGTACACCTTGTTGCCGATCGCCGACGCTTCGTCGGGGGTGATCGGTCGGCGAGGGGTGTAGAACACTGCGCCCACATAGCCTTCCCAGGCCGAGACGCATGAATAGCCCATCACCCGAAACAGCTGATCGGCTTCGGTCTTCGTCATGGTGAGCGTCACGTTCGGCTCAACGGTTTCGATTTGTGCTTGCATTACAACTTTCTCCTTATGGTAGGTACTTGCTTGGTGATCTTGCGGATTGAAATGGTCGTTTCAGCCTGACTGGTACTCAGCGTAGATGCCCAACACTTCCTGCTGCAACGACGACAACAACGCCAGTTCGGATGTGACGGACTGGTGCAGCGGGGTGCCAGGTGGCAGCCGTCCTGCTTTGCCCATCAGGTTCGACAGGGCGATGCCCAACGTCTTGTGAAGTGCTTCCAACTCGGGCATCGACACACCCAGGCTGGCCATCAGTTGATCGTCTTCCATGTAGAAGATGTCGGGGTTCGGGTTTGTGATCGTGGTCATTGTTTGGTCTTTCGGGTTAGAGTTCGACGAACAGGGTGGATTCGGCATGGATGTCTTCGGCGTCATGGACGTCGTCGAGTGGTGACCACAGTGGACCGTGCATGGCGATGTGGATGTCGCATTCGGCGTTCGTGGCGGGCCGCCACTGTTCGAGAGCGTTGTCCCACAGCAGCAGTGCGCCGTCTGCGTTCTGGAACCAGTCGCGGCCCAGCTCCCATTCGGTCGGAATCCACTCGCCCCCATCTTCGGGGGTGAGTGCACTTTCCTTGCCGCACCGACAGTTCCAACGGCCGCAGATGGCGCACATGTCGCACTGTGGGCAGTAGTCGTCGGCGGACAGGAAGTACTCGTTGCAGAAATCGCAGAACAACGGGTCCAACTGTTCTTGTTCTTCGTCCTTACGGAAGTAGAACTCCCGCCCGTCCGCTTCCTTGATGACCCCGAATGTGGATTGCGACGGCCGCCATCCTGTCCACTCGCGGTTCTCGGACCAGCCGCCACCATGCGAGTAGCTGGTGGTGTAGGTTTGGTAGCTTTCACGATGCGAACTGTTCGAGTACCAGATGCCGTTCTCCCACTTGCCGTACGACTCGTTCAGGATGTACGTGGAGTGCTTGAGTCGGGGGTCGGTGGTGAGCACCACGATTTTCGACGCCCCGATGAACCGTTCGAGCTGATCGAACTCGTCGGGGTCGTCGAGCATCTCCAACCCCAGCTGGGGTAGCCAGTCTTCGGCGAACGTGCGGGTGTCAGACCGACCATCTTTCATGTCTGGCACGTTCGTGATGATGCCGTTGTGGGCGAGCATCGTCTGATGGTCGCCCACCTTGAACGGGTGACAGTTCTCGACGTTCGTGATGCCGTGTGTGGTGATGCGGGCGTGGAACAGTGACGGGTAGCGGCCCTCGACCGCTGCCATCGCGTTGAGGTACGAGTTGACCGCCTGGGCGGCGTCCATCGTGCGATGCGACCAGATTTCGGTCGGGTACACGATCGCCCAACCGAACCCGTCGGGGTTGTTGTCGCACGCTGTGATGAGCGCGTCTTTGGTGGGTGTGTTGCCGTCGCCTGTGGTGTGAATCAGAATGCACATGTGGTTGAAATCTCCATTTCAGTTCGGATGATGGGGTTGCTGGTTGCGTTGGTGGTCACAGTGCGCCGACACGTTCGTCGACGTTCCCAGCTTCGGGTTCGCCGTCGCCCGCTTCGTTGAAGCGGGCGACGATGCGCGAATCCAGGTACGGGTACTCGTTGGCGTGGTCCTTCACCCAGCTGCGGAACGCGTCCCACTTCACGACAGCCAGCTTTGTTGCCAGGTCCTCTTTCTTGTTGAGGACCCGCAGCCCGCGGGTGTACTCTACGGAAGCGGCGGTCGCTTCCAACGCTGCGAGCACAGTGGTGTGACGCAGCGATGGACGCCAGAACCTGAGTTCCACCGTGTGTTCGTTGTTGGTGTTCAGCGCGACGTAACGGGTGCCGCCACGTCGCCCCTTCTGTGCCAGCTGGTTCGGGTGGTACTTGAAGAACTGGTTGCGACGGAACTCGGCTTCGTCGATCTGCTGCGGGCGCATCCGATAGTAGTCGGGTGGTGGCGGAGCGGACGGCGAGTTCTCCAAGTTGAACGGCATGTAGCCGATCGCCCGACGGATGGCACCCTGGTTCGCTGCCGAGTCGTCCCAGTCGCCGAAGTTCGCCCAGCGGGCCGAATCGCGACCTGCGAGTTTCACCCACTGGTCGGCGTTGCGGTGGAACAGCATCCACCAGCGTGCGAAGTGGGAACGGGACTCGAACGTCGACACACCCACATGGATGTGCAGGCCGCATGAGCTGGCCGACCAGGAACGGCCACCCATGTTCGCGACCTTCTCAGCCCATCCCCAATCGAACCCGTCCTTGTAGGCGGCGAGGGTGTGCGGGTGGGTGACGAGTTCGATGCCGTAGGACAGCGACCCGTCGGTCTTGATGTAGGCGGCATCGTTCAGGTCTTTGAGGATGGTCCGCCCGAGGGTGGTGGGGTCTGCACCGTTGGTGCATTCCATTTCCAACTCGAACCCCATGTACGTCACATGGTCGGCAGCGTCGAAACCGACGCTGCCGTCGTTGTGACGGAATTCGGGTGCGGGGCGGTACGAGTAGTCGTGGATGATGCGCCCGTCCTCAACAACGTATCCGTCGTCGTCGTCGTATTCCCGAGAGTTGCTGTCTTCCCAGCAGGCGAAGCACATCGATGCGTTCGAGGCGCGGTCGCGGCGCGGGTAGTAGATCGGTTCGCCTTCCCGTTCTTCGCAGACCGCGCAGTTGAAGTACCGTTCGCTGCTGCGGTCGATGCAGCGGGGGCAGCATCGGGTCAGGTACACCTGCGATCGCCGACCCGACCATGTTGGGCTGGCGCTCTGGTCGGTGTAGTACTGTCCGTTCGCCAGCTGCAATGTGCTGTCAAGGTCGAACCAGTTGTGGCAGTGGGCGCAGCGTTGCGGGTCGCCGAACGATTCGCACGCCTGCTCGTAGGTGCATGCTTCGACCATGTAGGTCGACCCGTACGAGTTCACGTACGGGCCTGTGTCCATGGCGGGTTCGGTCTGCACTTCGGGCGACCCGTAGAGGATGGCGAGATCGACGTCCAGGGTTGAGCGGGGGGCTTCGTCGATGAGGATGCTGCGCTGTGATGTGACGGTGAACCGTCCACGACTGTCTCGGGGGCGGTCCCACGACGCGGTGGACACGACCAGTTGGCTGTAGTCGACCATGTTGTTGTTCGGCATGATGTTGTCTCCTGTGTTGATGGGATTGGTGGTAGGGGAAACGGGAACGGGTGGGAATTCGTATTCGTTGTACGAACGCAGACCACCGAACACGATACTGTGCTGGTTGGAGTCCCACGTCGACAACGCAAGCAACCGCAACGGGTCGGTGAAGCTGGAATCGCGGGTGCGGGCGGGGGTGACGCCAGACACCCACACCCAGCAACGCATCCCCATGCGTCGCAGCCAGTCGGCCGCATGGATTCGGCGGTCTTCTCGGACGGCGAGCAGCAGACAGGGGAGGTCGCCGTACAGGGCGGCACCTGCCATCTGTTCGGTGGTGACCTCCGCCCGATCAGGCAAGGCAAGGAAGTCGCCCTGGCCTGGCCGATAGTCGAGCAGGGCGATGCGGATGATGCTCATGAGCGCACCCCGCCCTCATCGTCGATGATGGTGTAGAACGCGAACGCCGCAGCCCAACCCGAGGCGGCACCCTCGTCGATTCCTTCCAACAAGCCATCGTTGAAGCCTCGCTGGTATTCCTGTCGGGCCTTGCGAACCCCGACAACAATCATTGCCGCAGCAACCGCTGCAACAACAACGTATCCAATGATCGTGAACATCGTCTTTCTCTCCTAATGTGGTGGGTGTTTGCTGTTGGATTGGATTGAAATGGTCGTTTCAGTTGTGCAACCATTCACGCACATCGGAAGGGGTTGGACCTTCCGATATGCGTGAATGGTCGTTGGTTCAGCTGTAGCCGTAGCCGCTGCCGTTGCCGTTGCCGTCGCCGTAGCTGTAGCCGTAGCCGTTGCCGTAGCCGTCGCCGTCGCCGTAGCCGTAGCCGTTGCCGTAGCCGTTGCCGTAGCCGTAGCCGTAGCCGTGGCCGTTGCCGTAGCCGTTGCCGTAGCCGTAGCCGTAGCCGTAGCCGTAGGACGTTTGGGCGTCTTCGCCCAACGAGGCCATGACTCTGGTGAGTGCGGGCTGGGTGACGGTCAGCGATGTGTGGTACCAGGTTGCGGTGGAGCCTGTGTCGTCCATCAAGGCGCGTGCCGTGGGCCTTCCGTCGCGTTCGACGCCCAGTCGAACGACAAGGCCAGTTCGCCCGCGGCCTACAGGGCATCGGCTGGATACGACGATCTTGTCGCCGACCCTCACCATGACGTGTGCGCCGTATCGAACGTCGCCACCACCCCCAACACATGCAACTTCACCGTGCCCGCCTTGTCCAGCTTCGTGCCCGTCTGCTTGCCCTCCAACGCCAACTGGCCCAGGCCCTTCGTGGTACCCCACGTGCGAATCGTCGACGCGTCGTGCAGGGTGATTTCCTCACCGTTCTGCTCGAACCTGCCGACGAACACCCAGCCGCGCTGGGCGATCACGATACGCCACTCCGACGGGCCGACAGGCTTGACGCTGTCGGCTCGGACGAATTCGACGCCGTCGATGACCATGGTGGTGGGTGCTACTGCTGATGCAGTCATGATTGTTTCTCCTTGTTGTGGTAGTTGATGCTGTAGCGCATCCAGCACCACACCCGCTCGAAAGCGGGTGTGGTGGTAGTCGAGCTACAACTAGGCGACGCCAAGGGCGTCAAGCAGGGCAACCTCACGGGCTGCCAGCGTGTAGAACGTGCGCCGCAACTGCACACACGCACGACCCGTCAACGACGGAGAAGCGCACCATTTGCGGGCCTCCAACTCCACCAGCCTGCGAGCCACACTCGCACGACGTGAACGCAGATGGAAGATCGGGTCAGCGAACGCACCATACAAATCAGCGCTCACAATTCACCTTCCAACCATGTGCACTCGTTGTGGTCGTAGTTGTACGGAAGCAAATCCTGCTCCCCGTCGATCTGAACGTCAACAGGCCAAGGCCCACTCGCCTCCACATTCACAACGACGCCGCGACGGTATTCGCCATTGAAGAGGACAAGGCAGGCGTCGCCTGGTTGCATGATGCGGGTCACGGCTGGCACCACCTGACGCCAGTTGAAACCCGCGTTTCAACCACACGACCCTGCGGCGACACAGCCACACCCAACTCGGGCACCAACTCGGACCCCACAGGAACACACCCCGACAACGAGGTTGCTTCGTTGACGTTGATCGCAACGACAACGAAACCAGCCCAACACGCAACCAGCAACAGCCAACGCATCAGCCCTCACCGCCCAACGACCGCATGTAGAGATCGAGCGCGGCCCGACGCAACGACACCAACGCCGAACGCTCGACACCATCATCGTCACACAGGTGCAGGACGAGCGTTGTCAGCGGGTCGACAGCCGACCACAGTTCGTTCACGGCCCACGGCAACCCGCACCCACCGTAGAACGCGACGTACTCGGCCGACGTGAACACCATCGGACCAGTCGGCGGACCCCACACATCGCCCAGCAACTCCAACGACGAATCAGGATACAACCAGGTCGAAGCCAGATCATCCAACCGCACACGCCAATAGAAGCGAGGACCGCAAGCGTACCGAGAACCGCCACGCCGACCGACGATCTCACCCGTGCGACCAGCAGACGCCGTACCGTGCGAATCCTTCACCCGCACACGCGCACCAACAGCCAGGCCACTCATGACCACACCCGCTGCACACGCACCGCACCACCATGATAGTGGCGGTAATCATCATTCAAGGCGATCAACCGATCAGCCCACGAACGATCATGCTCACCACGGTCCACCGTCTCAACATCACGGCGCGACAACTCCAACTCAACACTACGACTCATCACTGTCTCATCTCTCATGTAGTAGGAAACTTGCCCAGTTGAAACGAACGTTTCAACCGTCACACACCGCATTCACAGTGCATGTCACACGCCACCAACAACAGCCGATGACATGTGAAACACGCTGGAAACGCCAACGTGGCCCGCACCCCGAAAGGTGCGGGCCACGAACAGGCCACGCTCACTTCTTGACGAGCTTGTAGCCCATCTCCTCAGCGAGGTCGGCCAACAGGGCACGCAGCTGCACCGACGTCAGGTTGTGCGCCGACGCCGCCACACGCTGCACGGGGTCGATCTTCCCCTTGCCCTTCTTCGTTGACAGCGACGCCACACAGTCCTTCAAGTGCTCGAACGACACGAACTCACCCAACCCCCAACCAGCCTTCATCGCCCGCAGGCAGTAGCCGATCGACACACGGATACTGTCAGCAGTGTACAGCTTCGACACCTTCACCGCCTCAGCAGCATACGCCGAAGCCGACAGCTTCAACGACACCGCTTCCTCAGCAGCACCCCACCAACCGACCAGGATGCACTTGTCACCCTCAACGATCTTCGACTCGAACACACCAAACGTCGTCTTGTTCTTCGACATGACCCTTACATCTCCTTGTGGTAGCAGATTGAAACGCACGTTTCAACCCTGATACAAGCGCCCCCACGAACCCCATTGACCCGTGAGAGAACACCGCTTGTACTACTAGTAATCGGGCAATTTCCTGGGTGGGGTCATGTAAGGCAGGTTATGTGCTTTGACCTGGTGTTATGGCAAGGGGTGGGGGTGGGGTGGGGTGTGCCCCTACCCAAAGTAAGGAGTCCCTCAGGCTGTGGCGGTGTGGGTGGTTGGAAGTGGTTGGGTCCCTGGGGGTTGGATATGGTGTTTTGTAACGGTTTGGGTCCCTCCCGTTGGTCGGGACTGTCGTTGCTATCACCGTGAGCGAGCCTTAGCTCGGCTCACGGTGCTTGTCTTGCTCTTGCCCCCCCCCTTCCCCCCCCAGGCGTTACGTTACTTGTAGTGTGCAAGTAGTTTGTAACGGGTGGGGCTTGTGGTGATGGCTACGACAGCGGGTACTGGTGGTTTGGATTCTCGGCAGTTGGCGTATTTGGATTGGTTGTGTACTGTGCCGTCTGAGCGGGTGCCTTCGTCGAAGAATAAGTACGCGGCTGGGGTGGGGGTTGCTGCGGAGACGTTGCGGAATTGGGAGAAGCGGGCTGATTTTCGGGAGCAGTGGCGGTTGCGTGTGGATACGGTGCAGATGTCTCCTGAGAGGACGCAGGGACTCCTGGATAGCCTGTATCAGCGTGGGTTGGATGGGGATAACAAGGCTGCGGAGACGTGGTTGAGGGCTACTGGTCGGATGGTGCCGCCTCCGTTGCAGGTGCAGACGACTCGGTCGGTGGCTGAGTTGTCTGATGAGGAGTTGGATGCTTTGATTGCGTCTCGGGCGTCGGCGGAGCGGGATGGTCGGCGTTCTGGTTTTGCTGAGGTGGTTGGAGCGTAACGGCTGGGGGTTTGTGTGAGATCACTGTTTCTCCCCTAACTCTCAAGGAGTCCCCCATGGCAATTACCGAAGGTGAAGCGAAGCTGGCGTACACGGCGCTACAGGGCATTGTGGGCGGTTCGTCTGCTGCTGCTCTGCCGCCTGCTGACATGGCTTCGATCGCGGCGACGGAGGAGTTCATCTTCGTGAAGGCTGTGACGGGCAACGTGTCGGCTGCGGCTGAGGTCGTAGCGCTGGCGCTGCCGTTTTCGTGCAAGGTTCTGGATGTTGGTGCGAATGTGAAGACCGCCAATGCGAACCTGACTACGCTGGACGTCAACAAGAATGGTACGACCATTCTTGCGACGAAGCTGACGATTGATGGTGGTGAGACGTCGAGTTCGACGGCTGCTGCCCCGTATGCGTTCTCGGCGGCTGCTGCGGACACTGTGTTCGCTGCTGGTGACGAGTTGCAGTTCGACGTGGACAACGTCGCGGCGGGTACTCCTGTTGATCTGTGGTGCTGGGCGAAGGTTCGTCGGACCAGCTGATTCCTGTTGGACCTTCAAGAACTCCTTGACGAACGCGAGTGGCGGGCCTGCAAAGGCCCGCCTTCGGCGTCCGTTGATGAGCTGGTGGATGCGTTCACCTATTTCTGTACGAAGTACTGGTATATCAAGCATCCCGAGCGTGGTCGCATCATCTTTGAGATGCGTCATGCGCAGCGGGAGACGATTCGTGAGTGGATGAGCAACCGTTATTCGGTTGCGTTGAAGGCCCGTCAGATCGGGTTTTCTACGTTGGCGGCTGCGTACGCGTTCTGGTTGGCGTTCTTCTGGCCTGACAGGTTCATTGTCATGTTGTCGAAGACGGAGCGTGAAGCGACGAAGTTGTTGGCGAAAGCGAAGTACGGGTTCAAGTATCTGCCGAAGTGGATGCTGTTGCGTGGCCCGCAGGTGACGTCGAACAACCAGTTGAAGATGACGTTTGACAACGATTCGGCGATCGAATCGTTGCCCAGTAACAACGACCCTGCGCGTGGCGAGTCGGTGTATCTGGTGATTGTGGATGAGTGGGCGTTCTTGCCGAACCCTGAGGAGGCGTGGGCTTCGATCGAGCCGATCGCTGACGTGGGTGGTCGTGTGATCGGGTTGTCAACGGCGAACGGTGCTGGCGATTTCTTCCACCAGTTGTGGGTGGGGTCACAGACGGGGACGAACAACTTCAAGGGGATTTTCTGGCCGTGGTCGGCTGGTGATCGTGACGAGGCGTGGTACGAAACGAAGGTTCGTAACATGCCATCGTGGCAGCTGCATCAGGAGTACCCGCGGGACCCTGAGGAAGCATTCATCATGTCAGGCAACCCTGTGTTCGACGTGAAGCGTCTGTCGAAGATCGAGACGGTTGACCCTGTGCGGGGGTTCATGAAGTTCGAGGCCCGCCGCTCGGGCGAGTTCATCGAGTCCGATGGTGGCGAGTTTGCTGTGTGGGCGTTCCCTGAGCCGAAGGGTGTGTATGTGATTGGGGCGGACGTCGCCGAGGGCTTGGGCCACGGCGACTACTCGTCCGTTCATGTGATCGACGCCCAGTCGAAAGCTGTGGTTGCCCATTGGCATGGGCACATCGACCCTGACCGTTTCGGCTACCTGCTGGCTGAGATCGGCTGGTGGTTCAACGGGTGTTTGGTTGGTGTGGAGAACAACAACCATGGTTTGACGACGTTGAAGGCGATGCAACGGTACGGGTATCGGAATCTGTACCGCACCCGCCGCCTGGGGCAGCGCGTGCCGTCAGAGACGGAGATTTTGGGTTGGCGGACGACGTCGGCGTCGAAGCCGTTGGCGGTTGACGAGCTGGCTGGGTCGCTGCGCGATGGTGAGCTGGACTTGGTGGACCAGTGGACGATCGGCGAGTTGAAGACGTTTGTGCGGGACACGAACGGGAAGATGCATGGCTCCCCTCACGACGACAGGGTGATGTCGTTGGCGATCTGCTACCAGATGTTGAAGTTCGTGTGGTTGCCTCAGTATAAGCAGGAGGCCCCGCCTCCGAAGTTTTCGCTGTCTTGGTTTGAGAGTTTGTCGGTTACGAATGATGCGGCGTACGAACGGATTCCTATCGGTTCGTACAACGTGTCGAAACGGATGTAACGACTCGCCTTTGGGTGATGGGTGCAGCGATTTGTGAAACATGTGGGGCCACTTTCACGTTTGACGTGATTCCTCGCCGTGGGAAGATTTGCTTCAAGTGCCACCTGGGTGGCATTTCGATCGGTTTCTCGCATGGTAAGGAAACGTTCCATGGTCCGACCTTTGGTGAGCGTCAACGGGAGATCGTTGATCGGGCGAAGGAAACGGGTCGGGAGGTCGAGCCTGTTGGGGCGAGGTGGGTGTGATGGAGGCGCTGATTGCTGCTGTTGCTGTCGCGTTGATCGGTGGACCCGTGATGTGGTTCCTGAAACGGATAGATGAGAAGAACACTGCGCAACATGCGGCCGCCCAGGACGCCCGCTTGTCCGCGGCGGTTGTTGTGAAGGACGAGTTGGGTGCGACGACAGCGGCGTTGGTGAGCCGCTTCGACAGCCTGGATGTTCATCTCGCCCGTCACGACGCAAAGCTTGACCATTTGAACGACCTGGTTGCAGGTCACCTGGCGTTCCACGCCCACGCTTCTGAAAGGCAGCACGTATGAACCCGATCACGCAGACCAGCGAACTTTTCCAGCGCATTCCCGTGAAGATTCGGGACACCATCTACGGTGTACTGGCAACGGCGTTTGCCGTTGAGACTGCCCTCGATCTGGCTGGCTGGGGGTTTGTTGAGTCGGGCGTCCAGGCGAAGGTCGCTTTGGTGCTTGGTGCGCTTGGTTTCGGCATCGCAAAGTCGAACACCAAGGTCGCTTGATGGTGGTGACAGGTGTCATTGACTACGGACAGTGGCGGGTTCCCGACCGCCGTACTGCACCATGCCCGACGTGCGGGCATTGCCCGACGTGCGGGCATTCGTCCGCGCCGCACCCGATAGTGCGCCCTTACACAGTTTGGTGGACCAATGCCCCGACCGTCCAACTCTGACATCGTTTCCCGCTACCACTCGAAGATCAACGCTTCAAAGCGTTGGCGGGACGATGAAGGCTACGACGACACTTGGCGTCGCCTGAATCGCCTGTACCGCGGCAAGCACTACGAGTATCTGTCGAACGAGGACAGGTTGCTCGTCAACATCTGTTTCCAGACGATCAACGTGATCGCACCGTCCGTGGCGGTGAACCATCCGAAGATCGCTGTGAACGCGACGAAGCCTGATGATGCGCCTCGGGCGATCATCACGGAAGCGGTCATCAACTACTGGTGGCGGCATTACAACGTGAAGCCGTCGTTCCGACGGGCCGTGAAGGACTTCTTGATCTTCGGGCATGGCTGGTTGAAGTGCGGATACCGCTACGTTGAAGAGGAGCAGGTCGGGTCCGAGGGTGACATCTCGGATGAGGCGGTCGAGGGCAACGATGTGATGCCGTCGGTGGTCATCACTGAGGACCGCCCGTTTGTGGAGCGGGTGTCGCCGTTCGACGTGTACGTGGACCCTGATGCGACGTCGATGGAAGACATTGGTTGGATTGCTCAGCGGGTTCGTCGTGCGATCAAGGATGTGAAGTCGGATAAGCGGTATGCGAAGAAGGCGCGTGACAACGTGCAGCCGACTTCGTGGAAGCGTTTGGCGTCTGACGGGACGTTGCAGGACCCGTACGACAAGGACGAAGGGTTTGTTGAGGTTTGGGAGTTCTACGATCTGCGGAAGCGCACGATCAGCATCTTTGCTGATTCGTGCGAGCATTTCCTGGTCCCCCCGCAGCCGATGCCGTACGCGTTTGGTCATCCGTTCGTGATGATCAGGAACTACGACATCCCTGACGAGTTCTATCCGATGGGTGATCTTGAGGCGATCGAGCCGTTGCAGCGGGAGCTGAACGAGACTCGCACGCAGATGATGAATCACCGCAAGCGGTACGCCCGCAAGTACCTGTTCGATGAGGACAGGTTCGATGCGGATGGTCGTGCGGCGCTGGAATCGGATGTTGACAATGCGATGATTCCCGTGAAGGGCGATGGCCCGTTGCAGGATGCGATGCAGCCTGTGCAGGCGACGATCACTCCGCCCGAGTTCTACAACCAGTCGAACCTGATTCGTGATGACATCACGGGCATTTCGGGTGTGTCTGAGTACATGAACGGGCAGATGCCTGAGATTCGCCGCACCGCTACGGAGGCGTCGATCATCGCTGATGCGTCGAACGCCCGTGCCGCTGACAAGCTGGCGACGATCGAGGGTTCGATCTCGGCGGTTGCGTCTCGGATGGTGCAGCTGGCACAGCAGTTCATGGAGGGCGAGCAGGTTGCCCGCATTTTCGGTCAGGACGGTGAGCCTGTTTGGGTGACGTTCGATGCCGATTACATCGCTGGCGAGTTCGACTTCGAGGTGGAGGCTGGGTCCACTCAGCCGAACAACGAGTCGTTCCGTCGTCAGTCCGCGTTGCAGCTTGTCGATGCGATGGCACCGTTCATTGAGATGCAGGTGGTTGACCCGCGGGCGTTAGCGGTTCATGTGTTGCAGTTCGGGTTTGGGGTGAAGAACCCTGATTCGTTCCTTGCTCCCCCGCCGCAGCCGATGGGTCCTGAGGGCATGCCCCCCGAGGAGGGCATGCCTCCCGAGGGCATGCCACCTGAGGGTGGTGTGCCGCCTGAGATTATGGCGATGTTGGGCGGTGGCGCTCCGCAGGTGTAACGGCCCTGACTACAGGTGATGAGCAACCCCGTTGTGGGGACTCGCACAAGGAGCGTAATGACCGACGTATTCGTCGAAGATGATGTCCAGATTGAAGACCCCGTTGTTGACGGACAAGTCGAAGAACTGGACGGGGCCGAAGTTGAGGAGCAGTTCGATGTTCTGGACTTCGATCAGTATGGGAACTTTCGGGTTCCTGTCAAGATCGAGGGGCAGGAGGACTTTGTTCCGTTGGCTGAGGCTGTTGCTGGCTACCAGCGTCAGGCGGATTACACCCGCAAGACACAGGAGTTGGCAGCGCAGCGTAATGACCTTGGTTGGGCTTCCGCCGTCAAGGCCGCGCTAGATGTGGACCCCGAGGGCACCATTGCCCTTCTTGCCTCACAGTATGGCATTCAGCCGAAAGTGACGCAGCAGCCGACAGCCGTGGCGAACGATCAGTTCGACCCTTGGGCCGAGTCGGATGATGGTTGGGGCAGTTCTTCTCCCGCAGCAGTTTCAGACCCCCGTCTGGATTTGATTGCACAGCGGTTGGAGCGCATCGAGCAGGCCGAATCTGACATGCGGTTGCGGAACCAGATTCAGCAGCTGCAAACCGCATTCCCTGATTTCAACCCGCAAGACGTGATTGCTCATGCGATTCGCACGCAGCAACCCGATCTTGAGGTCGCATACAAGCAACTCGCTTTCGACCGTGTGCTTGCTGAGAAGCAGCGTCTGGAAGAGCAGGTCCGCCAAGCCACTGTGCAGCGAACCGCGAAGAAGAGTGCAGCGATCGTTTCGGGCGGCTCTGCCGCACAGCCGAATGGGACGACGCAGGTGGGTGAGGTCCGTTCACTTTCAGACGCTTTCAACGCTGCGAAACGGCAGTTGGAAAGCTAACCCAACAAGGAGCCTCTCATGGCTGGCAATGCCTCTTTTGATGCACTCATCTCAACTACTCTGGCGAACTACCAGAAGAAGCTGACCGACAACGTCTTCAACGACCGTGTACTGACCTGGTACCTCAAGGAAAAGGGTCAGGTGAAGCTGCGTGGCGGCACGAAGATCATCGAGCCGCTGCTCTATGCTGACAACTCGACCTTCGGTTCGTACTCGGGTTACGACCCGATCGAGCTGACCCCGCAGGAAGGCATCACTGCCGCGGAGTACGAGTGGCGTCAGCTGGCCACTTCGATTGCCATCAGTGGCATCGAAGAGGCGAAGAACAACGGCGAACAGGCCGTCCTCGATCTGCTGGAAGCGAAGGTGTTCCAGGCGGAAGAGACGATGAAGGAAGGTCTGAACACGATGCTGTTCGCCGACGGTAGCGGCAACAGCTCGAAGGACTTCAACGGCCTGGGCAACCTGGTCGAATCGGGCAACACTGTCGGTGGTATCGACTCGTCGGCTTTGGACAACACCTGGTGGAGGTCCTATGAGGAGAACACTGGTGGTGCGCTGACCGAGGCGTACATGCGTACGGCGTACAACAGTGTGTCTCGCGGTAAGGACCAGCCTGACATCGCCCTGACGACTCAGACGCTGTTCGAGAAGTTTGAGTCGCTGCTGACCCCTCAGGTCCGCTACTCGGATGTCAAGATGGCGAACCTGGGTTTCCAGAACCTGATGTTCAAGGGTGCTCCCGTGGTCTACGACCCCGCTTGCACCTCTGGCACCATGTACTTCCTGAACTCGAAGTACATCAAGCTGGTTGGTCACAGCGACCGCTGGTTCACTCAGACCCCGTTCGTGCGTCCTGAGAACATGGATGCCCGCTACTCGCTCATCACGGCGTACGGCAACCTGACGGTGTCGAACCGCAAGCGCCTGGGCAAGCTGACTGGCAAGACCGCCTGATCGGCCTTCCTCCCTTCCCTTTGGGGTAAAGCAAGGCAATCTACTCGTCTCCTGTGGTGGGAACGACAAACGGCCCCCGAAAGGGGGCCGTTTGCATTTGTAACGGGTTGAGCTACTGGTGATGAGTGAGATCGCCCTGACAGCCACCCTTTCTGGTTCACCGTACGGTGGGCTGGCCCGCGTCAATCCCCATCTTGCGGCGGGGAACGACATTCAACGCGCCCAGCACAGTGGCATCGAATACACGGGCCACACCCGCTGCCGAGCCAACAGCGACACCTGTCAGGGGCACCGAGCGAAGGGCACCGAGTTCTGCATTGGGCACCTGCGGGCAGCTGAGAAGGCGGCCACCGAGGGTGTGACTGATGAACAGGGTTGACATTGCAGCCCGCGCTCGGGAGATCACGGAGCTGACCGATGACGACATTTCGGATGTCGTCTTGTACTTGTACGCCCGCGACGGGTATGAGCGCATCATCAACTTGGAGCGGCGTTGGCCGTTCTTCGAGGCGTCGACAACGTTGACGACGACGGCCGCCGATGCCGAGTACTCCCTGACCACTGATCTGGACGATCTGGCTGAGATCAAGTCGATTCGTCGCACCTCGAATGGTGTGCGGTTGACGATGATTGGTGTTGAGGACGGGGAGGACACGTTCTCTCCTGAAACGACTGGCACGCCGAACTGTTGGTCGTTGTGGGCGGGTTCGGTTCGGCTGTGGCCGACCCCGAACGCGGCGATCGGCTACACGGTGCGCGGGTATCGCAAGCCGTCCGCCTGGTGGGAAACCGACGGGGCCGAGATTGATGCCGACGAACGTCTACACACCCCTGTCCTGTACTATGTGCTGGCACGCCTGTACCAGTTCCAGGAAGACCCTGAGATGTCGAACTTCTACGCTTCGACGTTTGTCGAAGCGACCCGTTCTGCCCGTGACGAGATCATGCGTGTCAGTTCGGCCAGTCCGCTGGTGCTGAACCGCGGTGTGGTGTTGCGGTCGCCGACCACCGTGCAGTTCCTGGTGAACTGATGGCTCAGATCAAACTCGTCCGCACGGACGACTTCACTGGCGGCCTGAACCTGCGTGCCGACCCGTTCCAGCTTGGCGAGAGCGAATCTCCCGACATGCTGAACGTGGATGTCGACCCGCGTGGCGGGTTCGCCATGCGGTCGGGGTTCGCTCGGCTGAACACTACTGCTATCGGTAGCGTTGCGGACGGTTCATTTGCCCCCGAGAAGGTGTTTAGTTGGGAGCGGTCGACCCCGCAGCTGTTGACAGCGGCGAACAGCAAGGTGTTCTACTCGACCGATGGTGTGACGCACACGGACACAACGATCGCAACCTCGTCGACCGAGGGGGCGTCGTTTGCTGCTTGGTCGTCTGCGTCGGCCGCTGTTGTGTATGTGGCGTGCGGTCGGGCTTCGTCGACGATGGCAAAGTGGGATGGTGCGGCCGACACGGCGCTGACCGCCTCTGGCACTGGGCAGTGGCAGGACTCGTTTGCTTCGCCGAGCGGGACGCACATGCCCCGCTGCGATCACGCTGCGGTGCATGTGGACCGTCTGTGGGTTGCGTCTACCTACGAGGACGGGGCGAACTTCAAGAACAGGGTCAGGTTCTCACACCCGCTGTTCCCCGAATCGTGGCGTGAGGTTGACTACATCGACATCCCAGGCGGCGGTGATGGCATCACGGCGATCGTCCCGTGGGGTGACGCTCTGCTGGTGTTCAAGAAGCTGGCGATCTACGCCCTGTACGGTTACGACACCGACAGCTTCCAGCTGGTCAAGCTGACAGGCACGATCGGAGCCGAAACGTCACACTGTGTGTGCCCGACCGAGCACGGCCTGTACCTGTTCTCCTGGCCTGAGGGTGTGTACCTATGGGACGGTAACGGTTTCAAGGACGTGTTTGCCCGCATCCGCCCCGTCATCCAGGACGGCCTGGTGAACGCCGCATACCTGAACCGCGTGTGGCTGTCCTACGCTGATAATCGTGTCTGGTTGTCGTTGCCTTTGGATTCCGACACCCGTCCGACGGTGACGTTCGTGTTTGACCCGACTGTGAACAGCTGGACGAAGTATCAGCTCTCGGACGACACGGGGCTGGCTTGTCTCACGGATTTCACCCTGTCATCGGGTGTGTCGAAGACGGTCGGTTTGCACTCGGCAAACGCGTTCCTGCTGGAACAGGTTGAGGGTTCAGTGGTTGACGATTTACTGGGGACGCCAACTGGATTTGATTCCCATTACCTGACCCGTTGGATTGATGGGGGCATCATTTCTGCGAAGAAGATGTGGAGGCAACCTGACTTCGTTGTGCAGCAGCCTGACACTGATTTGCTTCTCACGATCTCGGTGTACCGAGATTGGGAGGAAGCGAACGCCCGACGAATCTACACGTTGACCGTGAGCGGTGCTGGCGCAGGTTTGGTGTGGGGTGTTGGCGACTGGGGTGACCTGTGGGGTGCTGGGGCGTCTGGTTCACAGCATGAGCGCGGACAGCGGTTGGGGTTGGCGAGGTCGGTGCAGTTGAAGATTCAGGGGCCTGGTGCCCGCAAGTGGGGCGTGAACTCCATCACGTACAAGTACAACCAACGACGGGTGAGGTAACCAATGCCTTCTGCTTCTGTTCCAAACAACTTTTCCAACAACACGGCAGCAGACGCCGAAGAGGTGGATGCCAACTTCGCCGCACTGGTGTCGTACATCAACACGAACTGTGTGTTGAAGGATGCTTCGGTGGCGTTCACGGCGGTTCCTTCTGGTCCAGCGTCCGACCCGAGCAGCGACAACCAGCTGACCCGCAAGGCATACGTTGACGCGTTGACTGCACTCGTTGAGTGCCGACTGTCGAAGGCGACGACGCTGACGATATCGGATGCGCCGTTGGCGTCTTGGACGGAAACCTCTGACGCCAATGGTTTCTACACGGCCACCGATGACGAGATCGTCATTCCGACGGGTGAGGCTGGTTGGTACGCTATTTGGGTGGAGGTGCAGAAGCATCCGTCGAACTCTGGCGCGTTGTCTGTTGGGTTGGTGGGGACCTCGGGGTCTGTCGCTGTCGAGTACAAGAGTGCCTATACGCCTATCAGTGATGTGGACCGAGTGGTGATCAGTAGTGTCGCTTATCTTTCCGAAGCGGATACTGTGGGGGTTACGGCTTACTGTTCTCCCGCCGACACTTCGAGGACGCAGAACTTCAAGTTTGGGGTTTTGAAGCTGTCGTGACCGATCTGAGCCTGACTGATGTGCGCGGCGAGTCCGCCTCAACGAGGCGGAATTTCGCTGCGGTCAAACGGTACGTTGATGCTGCTGTTGCTGGTGTTAGTGGCGGGGTGACGGACCACGGCGCTCTGAGCGGCCTCGCTGACGACGATCACACGCAGTACGCTAAGCGGGCTTCCAACCTGTCAGACCTCGCGAGTGCCGCCACCGCCCGAGCGAACCTTGGGCTGGGCACTGCCGCCACCACCGCCGCCACCGACTATGCGACGGCGGCACAGGGAGCGACTGCCGATGCTGCCGCTCCGTTGTCGGCGCTGGTCGCCCACGACGCCGACACGACGTCGGTTCACGGCATCGCCGACACGGCGACCCTCTACAGGGCTGGCGGGACCGATGTGGCGATTGCTGATGGTGGAACTGGGGCGTCCACCATCCTCGGTGCGCTCACCAACTTGGGTATTGGGGCGCTCGGCATTCTAGACACGGTGGGTTCAGCGCAGATCGACAACGACTCGATCGTGAACGCCGACATCAACTCTGCCGCTGGAATCGTGGACACCAAGCTGGCAACGATCTCGACGGCAAACAAGGTTGCCCTGGCCGCCGTTGACATCGACGGGGCAACCGACATTGGGGCCAACCTTGTTGATGCTGATCTGATCGTTGTCGATGACGGGGCGGGTGGCACTAACCGCAAGTCGGCGTTGTCTCGGGTGGCCACTTGGCTGTTCGCCAAGGTGTCTGGCAATGTGACAATCAACCCAACTGGAACAGCCACGATTGCGAACGACGCTGTCACGAACGCCCGCATGGCCAACATGGCGGCAGCGACGATCAAGGGGCGGGCTAGCGGTGCTGGCACAGGCGACCCCACCGACCTGACCGCCACACAGGCGAAAACCATCCTTGGTGTCGGAACGACAGCGAAGGTGTTGGTTGCTGTCGGTATCGCCGCATCGTCGGCAAGCTTGGTGACTTCAACGGCAGCCCAGGACATTGTGGGGTGTACGTCTGGTGCTCTGTCGTTGACGGCGGGTGATGTTGTTGAGGTGCAAGGCGTGTTCGATGCCCAGCACTCGACCGCTGCGATCACCATGGTCGGCACGTTGGACATCAACGGCACGGAGCAGTCGGCTCAGGCGTTGCAGAAGTCTGACGGTGCTGGTGACCGTGCGACTGTGGCTCAGCAATGGTTGTATACGGTTCCGTCGACTACTTTGTATACGTTCAAGTTGCGTGGCCGACATTCGTCTGGTGCGCCGACGGGCACGTTTTCCAACGCTCACTCGACAATCATGTGGAAAGTTTACCGATGATTTGTAACGATTCGGTGGGTATGTGATGGCAACCTACGATGCGACCTCTGCGCTTCGGCAACCCCGACCTGGGGTTGTGAAGCGGAAGAACCCGAACACGAACCCTGGTTCGTACGGGCCGACTGCCTCGACTGGTTCGACCACGTCATCGAACACTGGGTTTGGGCTGTACGACCCGCAGGCGGCGTTCAACAGGGACGCCACCCTGGCACAGAACGCGTACTCGCGGTTTCTGGCGCAGCAGCGTGGTGCCAGGGAGATCGCCGATCTGGACATCAACCGCACCCGAGGGTTGGAGCGGTTCGCTTCGTCGTACGGTCAGCGCGGGTTGGCGAACAGCGGTATCTACCAGAACGCTCAGAACGATTATGCGAAGGATTGGATGCAGGGCCGTCAGGATTCGCTTGACCGCCTGTATCAGGAGTTGCGTGCGGCCGAGTTCGGTGATGCTGGGGCGTGGCAGCAGTTTGGTTCAAATGTGGCGGACACTGAGGAGGAGAAGATGCAGCAGATTCTCCAAACGGCAGCTCAGTTGTCTCAGATGAAGCCGTTCCTGGGAGGTTGACCGATGGCTGGCAAGGATGAGAAGGATTTCAAGTACGTCAAGGCCCCAACGCCTCCGTCGACCCCGAAGCCGAAGAAGACGTATGACCCTGCCGCCGAAGGCAACGGCGGCGGCTGGAACCTCGACCCCGTGCTCAATCAGGCTGTCGCCGCTGTCGGTGGGGCTGGGTACACGCCTGGTTCAAAGGCGTACGATGCGAACGTTGGTGGCTATTACGGGGCGATGAAGCCTGGTGGCGCAGCCCCGTATGCGCCCGCCCCCACGGGCGGCGCATCGGGCGGTGGCGGTGGCGGTGGCGGTGGCGGCCCTTCTGCTGCTGCGATGAACGCGATCAAGCAGCTGTGGGCGTTCTACAACAAGCAGGGTGACAACGGGTTGGGTGCGAAGCTGGGCGAGTACACCGCTCAGGCGCAGCAGACTGGGCAGAACGCCATCCAGCAGCTGATGGCTGGTTTGCAGGCGCAGCAGAACCCGTACAGTCAGGCTGTGATGCCGACCCCGCAGGTGGCGGCGAACCCGTTGGCCCAGTACATGCAGCAGTCGGGCGCATCGACCTCGGCGGTCGATTCGCTACAGCAGATGTTGGCTGCGACAAACCAGCAGACCCAGCAGGCCGACCAGTCGATGTTGGGTCGGATGGGTCAGGCGTGGAATGCGCAGCAGCAGTCGCGTGTGGGTCAGGTGCAGCAGCAGGGTGCGACGTTTGAGCAGATGTTGGCTCAGCAGCAGGCTGGGTTGCAGTTCCAGATTCAGCAGCAGCAGCAGGCGAAGAAGGATGAGCTGATGATGCAGATTCTGCAAATGGCTGTGTCGTCTGGTGCTGATCTTGGCAAGTTGGGGGTGTCGTTCTAATGTCCGATGTGGGTTACGGGAACGGTTTGCCTCCTGAGCTGTTGCAGCTTCTACTGCCTTACCTGTCCGATGGTGCGGGCACGGATAGTGCTTTGGGGATGCAGGCGAAGTCGACGAACAACGTGCAGGATTTGATTCAGCTGTTGTTCTCGCCGAACTTTGCGATCACGACGGGCACGTATGACCCGATGCTGGCGGCTGGGCAGGCCCCCGCCTCGTTCGTTGATTCAACCCCGCTGATTGATCGTTACATGAACAGTGGGAACACTGTGATTGCGAACGTGGCCGCGGGCATGGCGTCTGGCCAGTACGACCCGACGTCCGCCTACCAGGTGCTCATCCAGGCGTCCGACGAGGGCACCCTGACTGGGTTCACCCCCGAGCAGCTGTTCGGGATTGTGGACGAGATGAAGACCGAGCTGGTGAAGAACGATGCCGCACGGTTGGAGTCGCAGCAGATGGCTGCGGCCCCCAACCCGAACGACCCGTACACGAAGGCTGGTCTGCCTTCCCCGTTGGAGGAGTATCAGACTGGCTACGACGAGCAGGGGCAGTTCTACTCGAATGCCCCGTTGTCGACGCAGACGCAGATGGGGTTGACGGAGGGTGCCCGTCGGGACAGGGTGGCGCAGGAGCAGCTGGCCGCCTACCAGAAGCAGAACCCCGACTACCTTGCGCCTGGCGCACGGCAGACGGCGCAGGCTGAGGTTGCCCCGTTGGGCACCGCAGCCCAGTTCGCTCGCGCCCAGTTCGCCGACCCGCTGGTGCAGTGGCAGCGTTGGTTCGAGGACGCGTCGACGTTCACGAAGGAATCGGCCGCTGCGAAGGAGACTGCCCGTTGGGCGTCGATGGCGCAGGGGCACAATGCGATGCAGATGTCGAAGTCACGTTCTGGTGACAACAGGCGGGGCGATCAGCTGCACCGTGACGCTTACCTCGGCGGTCAGCAGAAGCAGGTTGCTGAGGGGCGCGCTTCGGGTGAGGCGCTGGCGATGCGCGACCAGGGTCGCACCCCAATGACTGACCAGTTGCAGTCCCGTTTGTCGATGTTGCGTGCGATGGGTTTGATCTGACCGTTTTGTAACGAAAGGGCAGGTTAGTGATGGCAATCATTGACCCCCGCCTTGAAATGGCCCGACGCGCACGTAATGGTGCGCGTGCGGGTAACGTTGTGTCCTTGCGTCAGATGTTGCAGCCTGGTGTGGCTGGCCCGCAGCGTGCTGCGGATACGTCTCGCACGGAGATGAACTCGTTGGAGAACTACGCTCGAACCCGCTTCCAGGACACTGGACGCGAGTTGGAGGCGTTGAAGATCGCTCGCGGCCAGCAGAAGCAGGCCGACCCTGGCGGGTTCCAGGGGTTGCTGGTCGACATTCTTGAGAACCCTGTGACGAAGACGATCTTGAAGCCGTTGCAGATTCTTGATGTGCCGCGCCGTGCGGTGATCTCGGGCATTCATGAGTTGTCGGATGCGATTGGTTCTGGTGATGCGTCGTGGGATGATTTCATGTCTCAGGCGAAGGACCCGAACTATGGTGTGGGTCAGTACATTGACACTGGCAACAAGTGGGTTGACCGCGCGTTGGGGTTCATTGGTGATGTGGCTTTGGACCCGCTCACCTATGCGACGTTGGGGGCCTCGAAGGCTGCTGGTGCTTCGGGTCGGTTGGCGTTGTCGTCGAACATGCTGCGCAAGGGCATGTCGGCGGAACGTGCCGCCACGGTGGCCCGTGTCGGCCGTTCGGCTCTGACTGCTGCTGAGCGTTCCGAGTTGGGGTTGAAGCGGGCTGGCGTGTATTTCTTCGGGAAGCGGCTGGCTGAGCGTCGTCTGCCGATGTCGGGCGGTGTCGGGTCGATGACGGAGAAGGGTCTGGCTGGGCTGCGGTTGGCAGCAACAGACCGTGGGGTTGGCAAGTTCTTGCAGCGGGCGTTCACGCCTGATGTGAACAAGACGGCGCGGTTGGCTGTGTTGCGGGGCGAGTTGCCTGCTGGTGAGGCGGCGCAGTTCATTCAGACGATTGAGTCTCGGAACATTCAGCGTGCTGCTGCGGGTGAGGCGCAGGCGTTGTCTCAGGTGGAGTTGGGTGAGCTGGTGAAGCTGGTGAACCCTGATCTGCGTGCTTCGGTGCATCAGGTGTTGGATGGGGCGCGTGAGGCCACGGACGCTGAGCGTCCGCTGGCTGATGCTGTGCGTTCGTGGTTGAACGCGAAGTGGGATGACATTGAGGGTCGGATGACGGCTGCGGACCCGCAGTCGGGGTTCGGGAAGATCGAGGACCGTTACCTGCCGTGGATGCGCACGGAGGACGCCCGCCGTTACCAGTCGGACCCGACGTCGCCGTACCTTGGTGAGTTGAAGAAGGGTTTCGACGATGGGGACCCTCTGTCAGTGTTCAACCATCGTTCGCTGGCGTCGAAGGTGAATGCTGGCGAGTCGGTCGACTGGTTCGGCACGAAGCTGACGAAGGAAGACCTGTATGTCGATCGGTTGAATGAGCTGGCCCGCGCTGGTGGGTTCAGTGGCGATTTCTTCGAGACGGACATCGTGACGATTCTGGAACGGTATGCGATGCAGCATGCCGAGCAGGCTGGTCTGGCCGCCCGCTACGGTGCGTTGAAGGCTGTTGGTGTGATGGACACGTTGGACTCGAAGCTTGTTCGCCGCGAGGTGTTCGATGAGGACGCTGTTGCTGCCCAGGTTGGTCGGGTGAAGTCGTTTGCGAAGCAGCACGCCGACGCTCACGCTGAGGCGTCTGCTGCGGTTGCGAAGCTGCGGGACGAGCTGGACAACAGTGGTTCGGCGATTGCTCAGCGGTTGAAGGCGATCGAGAATCAGCGGTTTGATGCAGCGACAATTGCGTCGAATTTGCGCCCTGAGGTTGATGGGTTGCAGAAGGCGTTGGGTTCGGCTTCGGTGAAGTTGCAGGCGTCGTACGATGAGTTGCACCGCTTGTTCGATGGTGCTGTGCCTGAGGTTGCTGAGGCGTCTGCTGCTGGGGCGTTGCGTGCCCAGCGTCTGCTTGATGGCCTGTTTGACGATGTGGGTGCCCTGTTGGGTGACACGCCTGGTGTGTCGGTGAAGGAGTTAAAGCGTCAGCTGGACAAGGTTGGTGAGGAGATCACGGAGCTGGGCCGCCAGCAGGCTCGAATGGTTGAGTTCAACGAAGTGATCGCAGCGAACTGGGAGCGGGTGTCTGCTGGCACCCGTAGCGGCGACAAGGCGGTCGATGACGTGGCGATGGCGCTGGGGTTGGTGCCCACCGACAGGGGGTTCGCTTCCCGCGCTGGCAAGGCTGCTGCGACCGCTGGCGAGATGCAGAAGTGGGTGAAGAATGAGATGCCGAAGGCTTCTTGGTGGAAGCGTGTGGCTGGCCGTTCGACCGCCCCGATTGTCCCCTCGAATGTTGCTGGGTTGAATCGTGCGTCCGTCGAGCGAACGCTGGTGCGTTCTTCGTCGTCTGCTGTGTCGTTGGCCGATCTGCGTTCTGCGGCGGCCTGGGTGTTGGCGCGTGACGAGAAGTTCTACGGTGGCATCAATCCGCAGTCGCCGTTGGCGCAGGCGATGGAAGGGCTGCTCGAACAGCTGGACAAGGCCGCCGATGCTGACGACCTGGCCCGTCGCCTGGGGGCGGTGGAGACGCGTGAGTTGCGTCAGATTCAGCGCAAGTCCGTTCAACTGAATGTTGATGTTGGCGAGTTGGAAGAACTCATCAAGACCGCCCAGGAGGACGTGGTGACGTTCCGACTGGCCCGCCAAGCATTGCGGCTTGGCGAGTTCAACGGTCAACAGCTGGACAACACGGTGTTGAACAACCTGCGAGGCACGATCAACGAGTTCGCAAAGAAGGAGTACACGCTCGGTCAGGGCAACTCGACGCGCACGTTCAAGCTTGGCGACTTCTTCTTCAAGGAGCGCACTGTTGTCAACAAGGCGGGCAATGAGGTGGTGGAGCGGTACGGTTCCCGTGCCGACGATCTGCTCGAACTGATGCAGAACAAGTTCACGTTCTCTCCCGAGGATGCGAAGCGTTGGAAGCAGTACGGCTCTCCTGCGAAGGCGAAGGCTGAGCTTGCTGACGCGTTGCAGCACTACTATGTGATCTCGGACACGCAGCATCGTTTCAACCTTGCTGCCCGCATGATGGCGTGGTCTGGTCTGGTTCCGTCGGAGGCGATGCTGCGTTCTACGGTGCAGGCGTCAGCAAAGCGATGGGCTGGGCATTGGGATGCGCGCATGAAGCAGCTGCTCACGTCGCAGGGGGCGTTGACGGACATCGCTGACGAGTGGACTCGTCGCGCACCGAACTTGTCGTCTCGTCCTGGTGCTTCGGCGGCAGAGCTGCGCCGCATGTTCGACGAAGCGTTCTCCCGTCCTGGCGGCGAGGCGCTTCGCCAGCACGTCGGGCCTGCCCTTGCTGCGGCCGAGGACCCGAAGGTGATGTTGAAGAAGATGAAGCACACCGCTTACCGCAACGATGTGGTGAAGCCGTGGTACGAATCTCTCTTCGGCAGGTGGCAGGGCGTGGACGCTGCGAAGGCGCGGTTGCGTGAGGCGAAGGCGTCTGGTCGCTCGCCGTTCGCTGCGAGCGCCACAGCAGACGATGTCCAGGCGTTCCTGACGGAGATGATCGGTGGGTTCAATCGGTCGAAGCGCATCAGCGCCCGTTCGGTCGGGCAGACCGTGAAGGACACGTCGGATTGGCGTCAGGCGGTGTCTGGCACACTGCTCGAAGAGTTCCGTCGCACCGAAGCACAGCAGCGTTTGTTCCACGGCCTGTTGGACCCGAATGTTGACGTCGACGCCCTGTTGCAGGGGTCGACGGTCGGGTCGTTCTATGCGGGCGCGTTGAAGCGTGCCGCTGATGACATTGATGCGATGGCGCTGCGTGGCCCGCGTGCACCGCAAGTGCCTGCGGGCACTGACGCCAGTTTCGTTGCTGCCGCCCGCAAGGACATGGACCGTTTGCGCCGTCGGAAGAACTCGGTTGACTACGACATCGCGTTGGGTGACCAGGAGTTGCATGAGGGCATCATGGATTTGGCGAGGTTTGATCTGTGGCGGGCGCAGTCCGCCGACGGTCAACCTGGGTTCTTCCTCCCTAACGGCACCCAGGTTGTCGACGCCCAGGGCGTCCCGTTGGTGTTCTCGAAGGTGGAGGCTGATTCGTTGTTCCAGGCTCCGATGACTGCGGAGCAGGCGAAGCAGGTTCGGTCCCGCATGGGGTCGATCAGTAACGAGTTGGGTCAGGCCCGCAAGAACCTTGAGGGTCTGCTGGCGTCTCCGAACTACAAGCGGAACGGTGAGATTCGCCCATATCTGTTCCCGCAGAAGCAGGAGTTGGAGCAGAACATTCGGGCGATGTCCGAAGAGTTGCGTGATCTGCGGAACGCAGCCGAGGCTTCGTTGCCACAGACGCAGGCTGCTGCCTTGTCGAAGGTTCGCATCCTTGTCGATGGGGATGAGTCGTGGCTGCGGCTCGGTGTTCCGATGCGAAAGGAAGTCGTTGAGCCTGGCGTGCCAGGGACGCCCGCTGACCTTTCGGGCCTGGGGGTGGCACTGGAAGAAGCGGAGATGCAGCTTTCCAGGGCGGTCAATGACATGAACTCGATGATCGTTCCGTCGCAGACCGCCACCGACAGGGTGGCGGCTGCGGAGGGTGCTGTTCGTGAGGCAAAGGCGTTGGTTGACGCCTCAACGGAGCGGCTGCGGGTGTTGCGTACGGACTTGAAGTCGGTTCGCTCCCGTCATGGCGACCCGCGGTACACGGCCCGTAACGAGCGCCAGGCGAAGCTGTACGAGGAACTTGATGCGATCGAGAAGCGGCTGGCACAGCCAGTGCCGACGAGGAAGCAATCCGTTGAAGTGGCGTTGGAGGATTCGCGGGAGCGTGCGACGGCGATGGGCCGACAGGCCCAGCTTCGCGACGAGCTGAAAGAACTCAGCGGTCAGGCTCGGATGCCTCAGCGTTCTCCCGAGCAGATCAGGGACGAGATCAGGGTTGTCGAGGATGCGTTGACGCAGCAGCGTTGGCGTATCCGCCAAGCCGAGCAAGACCTGGCTCAGGTCCAGGCCAATCGGCCCGCAGACCGCATCGAGTCTGTCGGCGCTGAGGTGCGTAAGGCGAAGATTGCTGAGCTGCAGCGCAGGGTTGACACGCTGCGACACCAGATGTCGCTGAACCCTGTTGTTGGCGGCATGCCTGAGCGCAGGTTCTCGGAACCTGTTGTGTCGTCGTTTCTGGCGGATTCGCCGACCCTGGTGCGGTCCCGCATGGACGGCCAGACGGCCGCACATGCGAGTACCCCATCCCGCAAGCTGCTGGACGAAATCGACGAGCTTGAACAGTCGGTGACGGTGAACGCCTGGCGTGGTTGGGCTGGGAACACTGTTGCTGTCCGCCAGCACACGGACACGATGCGGTCGGTGGCCGCACAACGTGAAGCGCAGATCGCTGAGATGCAGCTGGCGGTGCGCCCACAGGAGCTGGCCATCCCTCTGGCCGAGAAGCGCGAGCGCGCTTATCAGCTGATGAACTCGTTCAACGAGAAGGTTGACACAGCCCGTGAGGGGGCGATTGTTGCCGCTCGCGGTGAACGGGAAGCGGCTTCGGCTGTGATCGAGCAGACCGAGAAGACGTTGGCTGTTGTCGGCCACAAGTACGACACGGCCCGTGCGGTCGTCGACGAGATGAATGAGCTGATGCAAACCACGGTTCCTCGTTTGCAGGAGCGACTGGGTGTCGTGGAGAAGGCATTGACGGACGCACCTGCGAAGGCGTCCGCTGATTCGATCGACTGGTTACAGTCGGCACGTCAGGAACTTGAAATGGTCGTTTCAAATCCTGAGGACCCGATCTCGAAGGTTGTTGCGAACGCTATCGACTTGGAGGCCGATTGGTTGATCTCGGGGCAGAAGCTGGCCCAGGCGCAGTCGTTCCTGAACGACCTTGAGCGTGGCACGGTGAAGTGGGAGGTCGAGTTCGCCAAGGCCCGCGACGGGTGGAAGACAATGGACGCGGCTGGGCTGCCAGGGTTGCAGGCCCCACGGCAGATCGCTGACATGCTGGTGTCGATGCAACGCATCGAGCAGCCTGGGTTTGCCCGCGAAGTGAACCGCCTGTTCGGCACCTACACCAGGTTCTTCAAGTCGTACGCAACGCTGTCCCCTGGTTTCCATGTGCGAAACATCATGTCGAACAGCTTTGTGTTGGTTGCTTCGGGGGCCGACCCCCGTGCGCTAACGCAGGGGTTCGGCCTGTGGAAGGGCCTGCGCCAGTCGATCAGGGACGGCAAGGGCGTCGACACCTGGCTGGCGACGCTGCCTGAGGCTGATCGTGCGGTGGCTGAGGTTGCTGCTCGGACGATGTTCGCTGCTGGTGGCGGGCACACGTCAGATCAGGTGGCTGATCTGCTGCGTGTCGGCAAGGGCAAGGTGTTGGATAACAAGGTGTTGCGTGCTTCGCAGAAGGTGGGCGATTCGTACGAGTCGGCTTCACGGTTCATGCTGGCGTACGACACTGCGGTGTCGGCGGTGAAGAACGGTCAGGCCCCTGACATCAACGAGGCTGCTGCACGGGTGAAGCAGTTCCTGTTCGATTACCGCGACCTGTCGGTGGCTGACCAGAACATGCGTGCGGTGGTGCCGTTCTGGATTTGGATGTCTCGGAACTTGCCGATGCAGATCATGAATCAGTGGGCGAATCCGAAGGCGTACGCGGGGTACAACTCGTTGATGCGGAATATCGCTGAGCCTGGTGACGACAACGACATCATGCCGTCGTGGTTGGATGAGCAGGGTGGCGTGAAGATCGGTGAGGACTTGTACCTGCGCCCCGACCTTGGCTTCACCCGTTTGGGTGAGCAGCTTGCCGAGGTTGGCGATCTGCCTCGCTTGTTGTCGTATGTGAACCCTGCGATGCGAGTGCCTGTGGAGGTGTTGGGTTCCCGCCAGTTGTACAACGATGTGCCGTTCTCGGAGAACCCTCAGAGCATTGCTGCTGGCCCGTTGTCGGGTCCGTTGGGTTCGTTGGCTGAGATGTTGGGTTTGGGTGAGCGGAACGCTGAGGGTCAGGTTGTGGTGGACCCGCGGGTCAACCATGTGTTGAAGAACATGTTGCCGCCGTTGGCCCAGGCTGAACGCCTGATGCCGTCGTCGGCGGTGGGTGTGGACCGTCAGTCGAACTCGGCGCTCGGCATCCTGGGTGTTCCCGTGACGAGGGTCACGCCTTCGATGAAGGCGTCGGAGTTGGCCCGTCGGAAACGTGAGATGGAGGAGCTGGCTTTGTCGTCGTCTCGTTTGGGGTTCCAGCCGTAACGATCACCGCTTTTGGTGATGGCTCTTGCACCGATCTACCTACCTGTCACGCGTCCCCGTTCTTGGAACGGTGACGCCCTTGTCAACGGCAAGCTTGGTCCTTGCGACCTGCGTGCCGTGTATTTCCCTGGTGTGGGGAACCTTGACCTGTTCCCGACTGCGGCCGAGTCGTTCCAGTGGATGCAGATCATCTGCAAGCAGGAAACAGGGTTCGATCTGTCGGGCACTGGTGCGAACCGTTCGTACCTCCGTCAGGTCCAGGTGTTCAACGAGCGGTACACCCCGACGTACGACCCTAAGATCAACGTCACTCATTCGACTCGCACTTGGAATGGTGTCAAGTACTATCTGCGCAAGGGGCAGATGCCTGTGGCGGTGCCTGGCACGTCGAATCACGGTCTTGCGATCGCGGTGGACTTGGGTTGGTTCCAGGGTTGGAATGAGCCTGGTTTGGCTGACATTGATGGTGTGACCGACAAGCGGTACGCGAAGGGTTGGGAGTGGATTCTCCGCAACTACGAGTCGTTCGGTTGGTCGCATGAGGGTGCGAAGCCTGGTCGGCCTGGCTATGAGGCGCATCACATTCGTTACGTGTTGGGTAACGCGCGGTCGCCTCGGGTGGAGAGCATTCTGGCGTTCATCGGCGCGAGCTGATCTGAGAATGCAGAAACGGCCCCCGAAAGGGGGCCGTTTCGTCGTCTTCGGGTAGCCCGTACTGTTCTGCCAGTTCGAGCGCTTCATCCCATAGTTGTTCGTCTTCGGGGGTCACGGGTTGCCTCCAAGCTTCTGCTCCACCACCCCTGCGAGGTATTGGCAGAATCGTAGCAGCTCGTTGGCGTACATGGGGTGGTGTGGTGCTCGTTGTACGGTTTCGATGAAGCTGGCGGCTTGTGGGCGGGGGAACGACAGGTCGAGTTTGATGGGGCCGTTGGGGTCGTCTTCGTTGTTGAGGACCCGTTTGAATGCTGCTTCGAGTTCTTCGATTTCTGCGGAGTCGAATGGGATGTCGGCCCAGTCGTCCTCGATGAACTTCATCGTTCATCCTTGAGGGTTGACGTCTTCGGTGGTGGCTGACGCCACCACCATGCCGTCGCGTACTCTATTCCGAGTTGGGCGTCTCGGACGGAGTGGCGGACGTTCATCGGGGCACGCATTTCTTTGAGGTCGTACTCAAGCTGTTCGAGTGAGCGCTTGAGTTTGGTGAGGCTGTCAGAGGTCAACAACAGTGGACACCACCTTGGCGTTGCGTTCAGCGTCGACACTGCCGTCGGTGCGGGTGCGGCCTGGTGAGCCGTCGCTGTCGGTGGGTTGGAAGTGGGCGGTGACGTGCTTGGGGTACATGTATTCGATCATGGCGAAGTTTGCGGCGTCGATCAGGTACTCGGTGTTCCCTGTTTCCTGGTACATGTTGAGCCGCTGTTGCAGGGAGGCGAGGTAGTCGATGGTGCGTGCTTCGGGGTTGGCGAGGCAGCCGTATTTGTGGAAGCTGACGGCCATGCGGTTGGCCATGCCTTTGACGAACGGGAGCGAGAACTCGGTTTCGGGTGCGGCGAGGGCGAACTGGTAGTGGTGAAGTTCCTTCATGACAGTCATGTCGTTTCTCCGAGGGGCAGGGTGAACATGTTGTCGAACAGCATTTCGGCGATGATGCAGTAGCCGACGATGTCGGTCCAGGTGTCGGTGATCGCTTCGTTGCGGGCGGGGGTGCTGCTGCCGACCAGGTTGGCGAGTCGTGCGACCTTGTCGGATAGTCGGACGATGACGCCGAACAGGCCGAAGGCGGTGATGTTCTTGTGCCCGTAGTCGTGCTGTTTGGAGATCATAAGTTCCACAAACCGATCATGGTCCCACTGTTGGGTGGCTTTGAGTTCGCCGATCGCGTTGGTGCCGATCAACATGAATCCGATTCGGGGGTACGCTGTGCTGCTGACGTAGGCGACGCGTGCGGCATCAACGAGGTAGCCGAGTTCTTCGCTCAGGTCGTCGAGGTCACCGAAGGCGTTGGCGGCGAGGGTTTCGTACATGCCGACGTACCCTCTCAGGGCTGACTCCCAGGTGAGTCGGTCAGTCGTTGTCGCTGTCACGGGTTGGCCTTTACGTACTTCGTGACAGTCACCTGCTGCG